GAAGTATGTTATAGATCTCATCGACACGCTGATTGAGTCGCTTAATCTCTGAAAGCAGATGAGTAATGACATAGCCTGCAAGGCCACCAATGATTAGCAAGGTACTTATGTAAAGGCTGAAGAAATCTTGTTGGCTCACTTTTTAGGACTCGCATACCCAAACACTCCTGCAACTATCGCGCCTAGAATGTGACGATAGTCTAGAGAGAAGTTTGATGTGGTTCCCCATACTGCAAGAAAGGCTCCGACTGCAATGATTACTGGATGCTTCATGTTCATTATTCTCCGCCTAACATAGATATTTGAAAAAAAGCCCCATCATTGTCAGCTTCTTTCTTAAAGCTAACATGGCAGTGCTTAACATGTTTGTTAGCCCCTGTGTATTTGCGCCACTTCCAATTAAGGATCTTGGAACAGATGTGTCCATCAAATATGATGTAAGCAATACGCGTGTCTGCTTTTGACTTTGATAAGGCACGAAGTTGATCTGCAAGATCCCCCATGATGTCTGGCTTTGATCCCTTAAATAAGTCACGATCGATGTCGATGGCACGAACCCAGCCCTGCTCATCTGGATTATGATCAGACTTGCGAGCAGCGTGTCGGGTATCACCGATCCAACCATCCGATGTGCGGTCACGATCTGGGAATGAATCATCGATCTGCTCTCTTAACTGGGAAGCAGCTTTAGAAAGTTTCGCCTTCACTTATAATCCGAGTGCCTTTAGATCTTCTGCAGTCAATCCTAGTGCAGCCAACTTTGTCTGTGCAGATTCTTTTGCTGCAATTTTCGCCGCTTCTTTTTCTGCTTGCCAAGCGTCAAATTGTTTCGCACCTGCTTCAACTTCTGCCTTTGTTACAGGAACAACACCCTCGTCCCAGATAACATTTTCTAAGTCAGAACCGTACAAAGCAAATCCACCATTGGGACGCAACATTGAAATAATAGATCCAAGATTTTCCATGTTAAGCACCAATTTCCATGAGTGTGATAGATGAATAAGTATTGCCATTATGCTGAAAACGCAACACGCTTGTTCCGCTAGAACGCTGAGCAGTTACTTTATAAGTTGTTGCAGAAGTTGTAGCAGGTGAATCTAAGTACGAAACAGCGGAAGAACCCATTGTCACAGCTACCGCCGATTGCGGTGAACGGTTTTCCATTTGTTTAATCATTGAAGCACCGCGATAAAGTTTCAAAGCGCCATAAGTGCTTGTATCATTATTGCAAGAGTTATTCAATCCGCTGATAGATGCAAAAACTAGGATTGTACTTGTTGCAGAAGTTGGTGTAATTGTGCCTGTTAAACCTGTATCTGTTTCTGTATTGGTATCGAGATACAATTCTGTGGATGTACCTGCATGTACAACCTGCTTGACTTTTCCACCACCTGCTGGAGCAGCCCAAACTGGGACACCGCCTGAAACTGTAAGCACATTTCCAGTGCTACCAATGCCTAGACGAGCAGGGGTTGATCCACTTGATGAATAGATTGTGTCACCTGTGGTAGTCATTGGGTTGACCATGCCTGTTGTATCTAAATTAGTCCATGCCGAACCTGTGTAATAGGTCGTTACATTTGTATCCTTTAGATAAGCAAATTGTCCTTCTTGTGGAGATGTAATAGCGGCATCGCGAGCTGCTGCGCTTGCGAAAACCAATACCCCTTGCATGAGGTAGCCATTTACATCCGCTGCGCTTAGAACATCGCCTGTGGCAAATGTCTTAAAGCCTAGTCCTGCTGCCATGTGTTCTCCTTAGTAACTTAAAACGCTAGTGTCTAGAATACCGTATAATGCCGAATCCAAGATGAATCCATCGATAATTGGTTCTGCCGTGCCGAACCTAACCTTCCATGAACTAGGTGTAATCGAATGGGCTACATTAAACACCTGCTCGGTCTTAGATAAGGTCGTATTGTTAGGTTGAGTCGTAGTCACACTAACTGGGGTAAAAAAATCCATTGTAAGGGCAGCAATAGTGCCAGCGTCATAATTATCCTGTTGAAGATCTAGGACAAGTTCATCGACTCTGACTGTTGTGTCCTTGCGAGATGCAACAAATGCCTTTGCATAGTCAAGAGCTTCTGTATCTGTCTGCATAAGCAACCCTGATTGATTGTAACTGTGCGTAAAGAACTTGGTGATTGACGCGGCATCTGAGGCAGTTTGGACTGATCCGCCTGTTCTTGTAATAGTGGCAAGATTATAGATCTGGGTATCGTCAAAGACCCACTTAACATCAAAATAACCAATGGCAGTGCCATCATCCTTGAAAACTACTGGAGTGCCTGCAACGGATGAAACTGTCAAGTCACGGTCTTGAAAGGCTACTCGCCCAGAATGATCCATATAAATTGCGCCATATTCTGTAGTCGCGCAAGTCTGTAAAGCTGCTAAGGCTGTTCGCTGAGTTCCTGGATCTGCTTGGACTGTAGTTAGTCCCGTATCTATATCACGCAGTGAAGCGGGCCAGCCAATAGTGTCTAGTATCTTGCCAATGCGCGTGCCTGTAGTTTCACCTGCAACCGCTCCAGTGACACCAAAAAATTGTGCGTTTTGAAACAAGCGGAATCCATCTACAGCTGTGACAGTTGTATAAACAATATCACCATTAAACTTAGGCGTGCTTGTGTTATAAGCAGTAATGTAACCTGCAAATATTGAATAGGTTACTCCCAAGTAACTTGCAGTAATAGTCATCTTACGCATTGGATTTAAGTAAGTGTAATAAGGTGAAGCTGCGTTCTGAGGATTGAAATCACCATTTTGATCTAATATGCGAATTGATGCTGTGCCTGTTTGGAATTGCTCGGATGAAATGTTACGACCTCTATTAGTCTGCACACTATCTAAAAGGTTTGAAACATCTACAATAAGGCTAGTCGAATCCGATAAGACATCGCCGCCCCCTAATGTTGAACTATCAAGAATAAAGGGATAGCCAAAAGTTGCACCTGTTGAAAAATCAATAATTACATTGATGACTGGTCTGGTCACAATGCTCCAGCCTGGGTGAGACTGTCACCTCTACGATTTAATCTAATAATAGAATCTTGAATTAGGTTAGTAAGTTCATCTGGATTAGCAATAGTGTTGGCTTGTATAGTTATGTTAATGTCACGATCTCTAGATCCTACTGCGCCTGAATTAAATAGTGATCCGCCTTCTGCTGTACGAAATGAGCCTGCATTAAACGGATTCATTGCTCCATTTGCAAAAGAATTAACAAGAGCGTTGAACGCTCCTGAATCCTCGATTGTTTGAAAGACTGGAGCAAGGCCATCAATTAACTTAATAAACTCTTTACCATTCTCACCAATAACGGAAATAACTTCGCCAAGATCTTCATTGGCTTTATTGATTTCTTCGATAGAACGGGCTGGAGTTAAAGGACTAATTCCGTTAGGGGTTTGAATAAATCCACCGCCAACGACAGCACCATCAGTCGTGCCGCCGACCTTAGGCATCGTAATTGTTGTTGAGCCTAATTTATTTAAGAGATCAAGCATTTGACGAAGTTTTGCTAGTGTTTCGTCAAGGTTGCTTTGTTTAATCAAGTCTTTAGCGTTTAATCCATTAAGGATCGAAGCAATAGCAGTCATTTGAGTCTTTTGATTTCCAAGAGCACCAAGAATTTTTAGATCTTCATCAAGTTTTTTAGTTGCAGCGATTATCGCTACCTCATCCTTAGAAGCGATTGCTTCCTCTAGTGCAAGGATAGAACGCTTGACATTTAAGCGAGCGGTATCATTAGCAATCTGCAAGACCTGTGCGGTATCCGTCACCTTGCCCAATAATTGTGCTTGGTTGATAAGAGCTGCATTAAGTTGGATTTTGTCCAAGTCAAAGATATTCTCACCCTTGCCAAGCAACAGGTTAGCCTTATCTATCGCAATGCCTAACTTCTTATCTTTAAGAATCTTGGCCTGCTCTGCTGCTTGTTCTTTTGTTAGCTTTGTAACCTTAGTCTGAGTCTTTAGAACAGTGTTATCAACCTGTCCTGAGACTGTCATTGAGATATTGCCCATGCCCTTAGGGATTACACCCTTACGGAATGATTGCTCATCCAGACGCTTGTTAAGATCACCAAGCAAGAAAATTGCACCTGCGATAGCAGTGGTTAAAGGAAGAAAGGCTGCTGCCGCCACTAATCCAACTGCAATAAGAACAGGCTTCAGATCGCCTAACTTGCCAATCAATAGGCCAACATTTTTGACAGTATCGCCAATCCCAGTTGCCAACTTTTGAATGTTACCTGTAGCAGATAAGGTTGAACCGCCTGTTGCTGCAATGATGGCTTCTACTAAACCTTTACCAATAGTTTCTTTAGCATTGTTAGCAGCAATAGTTAGTTTGTCTAACTGACCTGCATAGGTTTCTGCCGCTGCGCTTGCTTGTCCTGCAAATAATGTAGTAAGTTTTTGCTGGATTTCTTCAAATGATCCAGACGCAAGTTCAACCTTTGTAAGTCCTACACCTAAACGACCAAGTGCCTGAGTCTGCCCCAGGTATGCCTTCTGCAACGATTGTGAAACCTGAGTAACAGTCTTTCCTGTGCCTGCTGCAATATCTAATGCAAGTCCAAGTAATTGCTGAGACTCGGTAACTGAACCTGTGGCACGAAGTAACCGATCCATTGCTGGACGAAGCTCATCATCCAGAACGCCTGTCTGTTGCTCTAGGCGAGATATAAAACCATTGACTGTGCCAATGTTGCTGCCATAAGCCAGGTTAAGATTCTTTAGAGTCTGACCAAGTGATGTTGCTGCTTTGTCATCTTCTGTAAATGCTTTAACAGAAGCTCTACCAAAAGCCAGGACTGCCGCTGTGCCGAAGGTACGAGTAAGTGTTCTACCAAGATTTTGACTGCTTTTGTTTAACTTATCAACAGCTGTGTCTGCTTTTTTGAACGCAGGCTTGCCAGTAAATTGCGCGGCAATATCAATTACTACATTGCTCATGCTGACTCCCTTACGCTGCTTACTGTTGCACGCTTATTCAACTGATCTCTAGCTGAATCTATAGCCTTAAAAATTGCTACTAATTGCTTGCCTTCGTCCTGTTCCCAGGCACGATAAAGGACGCGGCCACGCATGTCTTGACCGTTCTTTCTTGAACCATAAAGAGGACCTTGCTGAACGAAACGCGCACCTGCTCCTGGATTGTTTGATTTGCTTTCCTTAGATCCAGTTGGATTAAGACGGCCTGCCTTCTCATAGATCGCGCCGACTGCTGAACTGTTCTTAACCCTGAACAGAGATCTAAATCCTTTAGAGTTAGGTTTGCCATATCCTGTGCGATATACAATGCCACGCTTGATAACTGCTGCATCGTAACGAGGAAATGGACGCACTCGACCAGACGTATTAAATGCTTTAGGCTCGCGCGAAGGAACCCTGTCCCAACTGTAAAGACCACCTGGAGCAGAAGAAGGCACAAAGCCTCTAGCAGATCGCTGAATTACTTTAAGAGAAAAAGTTATCTCTTTAGTCAATTCTTTAGCCAAGTCTGGAGCAAATTTGTTAAGAGCCTTACGAAGTTCGATGACGCCCTTTACTTCGACTGGCATCTTTGATCTCCTTCGCTTCATCCTTTAGACCTTGAACTAGAGCATCTAGCATGGTCTTATCTAATTCCAATAAGTGTTGTGGCGCGATCCCCAATCTAATGCTTAGCCTAGCAATTAGATAGGTGAAGGGTTGATCGCGCTTTAAGCTAAAGGGTCTGAGTCAAGCACCTCAACACTTTTAAGTGTTTCGATAAACTCAATCCCAAAAGGCTTAACAGTTTCACCTGACCTGCGAGTAACTTCCCAAGCCAACCAATAGACCATTCCTTGCATTTCTTGCTCACGAAAACTGCGATGAAATCCTGCCTTGTGGTGCAACTCAAAAGAGTATTCAACAGCGGGTGTGATTTCGCCTTCTAGTGTGCTTCCATCCGTACGAGTGATCTTTAGTTTTGCCATTGGTTTTGCCCCTTTGTTAGTTAGTTAGATTATGACCAAGTACCTGTTGAAGCATAAGAAGTCTTGCTGTTGCAAGTGAAAGTAATGTCGATCATTCCTTCATCTCCTACTGCTCCGTTGATGTCTGTTAGGTTGTCCACAAAAATCGTACCACTGTATAGAACATTTGTTGCTGCTACAGCAAGTGATGAATCCTGAATTGCTTGGAAAGCAACTGTAGATCCGAAGGCTGCTTGTAGAGTAGCAAGAACATTCGCTGTTGCTGTGTCGTTTAGGAATGAAACAGTGATTGTGTCTGCTGCAAGTCCTGCAACGAACTTATGAGCTGTGTCACCCATTGCTGTTACTTCTAGAGCATCAACAGTGCGGTTTAATGTAAAAGCAGTGACATGGTCTGAAAGATTGACTGTAGCAATCTTAAATCCGACCTTATTGTTTAAGAAAATTGCCATTGATTATTCCTCATCTTTCTTTGTAGTTACTGGCTTTGTTGCTGCTGGAATCTGACCAATCTTCTTCAAGAAGGCTAGATCCTCTGGTGTTAGCTCTGACATGTTAGCTCCAACTTGTTAGGATTGATACGGACATCTCGCAACTGAGTAAGTCTCCAGACGCAGCATTGAGAACGCTAGGTGCGCTTATTGCGCTTACATTATAGGTCAAAGAAGATGCAGCGAGGAGGTTAAACACTCTAACTACAAAATCTTCTATGCCATTGAGGTTGCCTTCATTATCGAACAAAGGCGTAGTAATAATAATCTTAAAATTAGCAAGCGGGCTAACTGTGTTACGAGCGTTATTGCTTGGAGTGATGTATTCGTCTGAAGGACTGACAATCACTGAGTTCGCCAAAACTGTTGCTGGAGGAAAAGCAAAAGTTTGCCATTTTGTGTTATCTACTAGCGCGGTGGCTAAAGTAGTGCGGAGTGCGGTTATCGCTACTGGCGGCATTAGCCCACCATTGAGCGAGGGTCTAGCGCATGTGCAATCAATCCTCGCACCTTAGCGAGAAGCTGTGCGCTCATTCGGTAAGGGCT